AATCACAACAAGCTATCACAGCACCAGCTATGCAGTTGGGTGCGTTAGGTACGGCTGAGCAACAAAGACAACAACAAGCGATTGATGAAGCAAGAGCAAGATTTGAATTTGCACAACAAGCTCCTGACGAAGCACTAACAAGATACTCTAACATTGCAGGAAGTAATATACTGCCAGGTGGTAGCACTACTACGGCTGAAGGTGGTAGTCCTAGCTTTGGACAGAAGGCAGTCGGTGCAGGGTTATTAGGAATGGGTGTTTATGGAGCAGGAGTAGGCTCAGGAGTAATTACAGGAGCAGGTGCTAATGCAACTGCTGGTTTAGTAAGCAATCCTGTAGGTGCTTCAATAGCAGCAGCAATAGCATTAGCCAGTATGTTTGATTAATTAAGGAGATATTATTATGGCAGTTTTAGGAGATATGAGTACAGTAAGCCTGTTTAATGTATTAGGTTTATTTAAATCAGAAGAACAAAAGAAAAAAGAATATGAAGACAACATTGCTACAAACGTAGCAGCAATGGAAGTACAAAACCGTGCTAACGAAGGCACTGCATATTCAAATGACCCAAGGTTTCAAACACCAACAGGACCAGCAGCAGTAAACCCTGTGCCTGTTGAAACAGCGTTAGGTCCTAATGATAAAGTTTATGTTGGTTTAGGAGGAATTGTTTATCCTGGTGAATCATCTATATATCCAAATTACACCGTAGATACTTTGCCTGAAAACATTAAAGAAATGCAAAGAATAAGATACGAAAGAAATCTTGCTGCTCCAAACATTATGAACATGAAGCCTACTTTAGCAAATATTAATTCAACAACTAAAACACCAAACCAAGTTCTTTTAGAAACTAAAGCAAAACCGTTTAGTCCTCAACAACAAATAGATTTAGCAGCAGCAGAAACGTTAGTAAAAACCCCTAATGTCTTACAGTCTCAATTACAAAAAGGCATTGGTTCTGCTTATAATCTTGATACTGGTAAAGCAGCAACAGCAGCAACAGCAGCAACAGGTGGTATGGACTATATAAATTTATTAAAAATATTAGGCATGGTTAATAGTGGCAGTCAAACGCAAAGCAATGTTAAACCAGCAATTACACCAGGGATTACTCCAGCAGTAGCAGGAGCTAAAATAGAAGATGAAGATTTATATGCTAGATACAGGAGATAAGAATGGCAGAAGATAAACTAAAAGAATTTGCTGAAGGATTAGGTGGTATATTAGCCCCATCATCGCAGGTCAATGACCCTGCAAAAATGTTGGCTGCTATTCAAAACGCTGCCTTACTTAGAGCAGGGATTGGTTTACTTGGCAGGACTCGAATGGGAGAAAACGAATACGATAAAGCTGGTAGAGTTTTAAAAGATGTATCAACTGACGCAGCAGCTCAAGTTAAAGCGTTAGCAACAGCAGGAACTACGGCAGCTAAAGCAAAAACAGCAGCAGCCAAAGAAACTAGGTCTATTGTTAAAGACGCTGCAACTCTTTACGATAAATATTATTTTACTAAAGACGAATACACTGGGTCAATAACACAACTTCAACAAGACATGCAAACTGCTGGTTCAAAAGCACCTACTCAAGAATTTTTTAAAAACAATTTGTTTAATGAAAGATATGTTTTAGGAGACACTGGTCAGTTTGATAACTTTATGAGGTTTCATAACAAACAAACATCTATTGCAAGGGACAATGGAGTTCCTGAAGAAGAATATCCTACCTATGAAGAAAGTTTTAATACTTACGAAATAATAAGGAACTCAAGGTAAAATGCCAACAGAACAAGAAAAAGAACTTTACAATAGAATAAACGGTACAGTAAATAATGGTCCTGCTGTTGTCAATCCATCAGATGAACAGCTATATGATTTGATTAATGCTGGTAGTGATTACGAAGCTATCACAAATAACAACATTGCTGTTGATACTGGCAATGTAGAAGGTATTGACAATGAAGCTGAAGCTATGGCATATGCAGCAACTTTAGGATTTACAGATACTTACAGAGGGGTTAAACAATTTATTGGTCTTGATGAAGAACAAATGCGTATTGACCAAAAAAGACTTAATACTATATTTAGAAACAAAGAATACGGTGGTAAAGCGTTGGCTGCTTATATGGGTGGTGTTGTAGCTGACCCTGCTGGTTGGATTATTCCATTAGCTAAAGCGAAGTCTGTGTCTCAAATGGTTAAACAAGGCATTGCATATGGCACAGGAATTGGTGCTGCTTCGTATGTTGATGAAGATATGGGGTTCAGTAGACTAGAACAAGCAGGAATTGGGGCAGTTGGTGGTGGCGTTATAACTGGTGCGTTAGGTGCAGCAGGTAAAAAATGGTTTGGGTTTGACGCACTACCCAAGACAACTGACGAAGCACTTGAACAATTACCTAGCAAGAATTTACAAATAGAACAAACAAGAACTAAGGCATTAAGAAGGCAAGATGCTGAAGTAAGAAGAGTTATGAGTGATGGGTTGATTGATGAAAAATTAACCTTGATGGAATCTTACAGAAAAAATGCAATGAAACCTGTATGGGACAGATGGGTGCAAAATCCTATAGCTCCACTGGCAGGAGTCGGAGCAGGTTATGGTGCTTATCAAATACTAGATGAATACAATGAAACTGAAACAGCACAACAATTTTTATTTAATGGGTTTGCAATCGGTGCAAGTTATCTTGCAGGTAAAAAATTTATAGGTAATCCGTTAAATAAAAACGAATGGTTTAATACAAAGATGCACAATATGTACCCTGACAATAGGATGCACCCTGATTTATTAAGATTAGATAGAGAGTTAGATGGTCGAGTAGGAACTTATAGAAAAAGATTAGCAGAAATAACTACAGAGTTAGACAAGTTAGGTCCTGAAGAAAGAAGGGTGGCTTATAATTTAATGGGTGGAGACTTAGGCGTTGATGAATTAAAGGCTTTGTCTAAAGGAGAATTAATTGAAAGAACTGTTTTAGCAAAAGGAATTAATCCTGAAACAGGAGTTAAATGGACACCTGAAGAATTAAAAGGTCTGTCTAAAAAACAACAAAAAAAATTATTAGAAAAAGAAACAACAAAACAAGAAAGAGTAGAAGACTATCTTGGTGGAGACAATCCTTTAAAAGTACCTGTTCCTACCAGTGTTGAAAAAATTATAGCCCTTACTGAAAAACAAGGCAAAATTATGAAAGACATTGGAGAAGATATGAGGTTGGCTGGTCTTATAGATGATGATGTTTTTAAAACAAACATAAATAATTATATTAAAAGAAACTACGAGAAAGTTCTTAATGAAAAAGGTGCTGCTAAAGCTAACAGTTGGGTTAAAAACTTAGGGAAGATTAGGGGTGAATCTACTTTTGCAAGAGGAAGCAAATATATATTAGATAAATCAGATACATTCACGGCTGCTCAATTAAAAAAAATATTACCTAAATTAAGAGCAGAAAGAAAATATGATTACAGAATTAATAAACTATACGGTCAAAAGAAAGATGGATATGGAAGGCTTGTCAATAGAATTACTGATGAAGCTGACCCACAATACAACAAAGCATTAAATGCAGATGAACAAGCATCTAATTACGGAGTCATTATTAGAAAAGCTAAAGACTCAGAAGGAAATGAAACAGGCAAATATGAAATAATTACTCAGTTATCTAAAAAAGAAAGACTTGAGCTTGGCGAGTTAGACGATGCTGCATTGCAGTTAGCTAAAACAGCACAAGAGTTAAGAAGCACAGTTGGTATTGGAAAATTTTATGCACAGTTAAACGATATTGGTATTAATGAGGGCTGGGTTTTAAACAAAGCTACATTATTATCTAAACAACTAGCATCCAAAGGAATTACAAAATCACAAAATGTAGGAATAGATGGTAAGCCTATATACAGCAACGCTAAGACCAGTGAAATTGAAACACAAATGTTAAAGCTAAGGTATGGCGATGAATCATTACCTCCTCCTGGTTCTTATGCTCCTAATCAAGGGCAGGTATTACCTGAGTTTCCTTTTGGTGGGCAAGTACAATATCAAAAATTAAAAAAACAATTAGCTAAAGAACAAGCTAAAGCTGCTAAAGAAGCTAGAGAACTTGAAAGATTATCTGACTCACAATTTAATATTAAAAGTGCTACCCCTGACAATCCTATAAAACTAGAAGTAAGAGATGCTAATGGGGATGTGGTTGGTACAGAAAAATATGTTTACATACCTAATGCGAAACAAACAGATTATGACGGCAACAAAGCAGTAATAAAGTTTGGTGAAAAACAAGACAAAGAAGTACCTATGTACGGCAAGTTAGCTGGTAAATTAGTTAAGCTAGACCAATACAAAGACATGATGCTCTTAAAAAGAATGAGAGATGATGATGGCAATAAATATCTTGGAGAAACTTATTTCAAAATAAACAGTATTTGGAAAAAAACTAAAACTGTTTACAACCCAGCAGTACATATTAATAATTATGTATCTAATTTTACTTTGTACTATGGAGCAGGAGGTGCTTGGAAACAATTAAAAAAAGTACACAACGATGGCACAGCAGGACAAATAATGGCGTTTGAAAAAGGAACGCTCAAGTGGGAAAACCTAGACCCTGACTTACAAGCCATGTATAAAGACGGAGTTTTTGGCAGAGATTATTTAAGTGCCGAGATAAGAAACTCTATCGACATAGGAAAGATAGGTAAAACTTTTGATGTAACAGATGCAGAAAAATCAAATGACTTTTTAACTTCAGCGTTTAAAACCGTAAAAAATACAATAGAAGATAGTACATTTTTAAAAAAAGCAAAAAATAAAGCTGTAGAAGCTGATGAATTTACATCAGGTTTGTATCAATTAGAGGATAGATTATTTAGAGTAGCTTTATACAGAAGCAGATTAAATGAATTAAATCCTAAAACCAATATGAAGTGGACAAGAGAAGACGCAGCAGGAGAAGCTGTAAAATGGTTTGTTGATTATAATATTAAATCAAAATTTATAAACAATTTAAGAGGAACAGCCGTTCCATTTTTATCTTATTCGTACAGGATTATGCCTTTAATGGCAGAGGTTGCAGTTAAACATCCTGAAAAAGTTGCAGTTATAGCAGCCCTAGGTTATGCAGCTAATGACATAGGCAGAGCAGCGACAGGAACTACCAAGTATGAACAAGAACAAGAAAGAAAATTTATGCAAGAGTATAATAAAACAAACATGTTTGGTTTTGCAGCTATGCCTGAAGCTAATATAAAAGTTAGTGGCACAGGCAATCAATCTAAATATATAAACATAGGGAGAATGTTGCCAGGTGGAGATGTATTTAATGTAGGAGGAACAACCCCTAACGCAATACCTTTCTTGCCAACAGCAGCTCAACCTGGTGGACCTGGCATATCTACAATACAAAACATATTTGGGATTGACCCATTTATGGGTAATAAAAGAGATGCTCAAGAGTTTGGAATGAACGCTGCTGAAATAGGATTAAGTAGAGCAACAGACATTGCCAAGGATTTTATACCTAATATTCCTGGTGTGCCTGGTAGTTTTTCATCTAAAAAAATAATGAGAGCATACGAAAGAGATTACGGAGACAAACCTAAGTACAATACATTGGATGACCCACTAACTACTGGTCAAGCAATAGCTAGTTCGTTTGGTTTTAAATTTAATACGGCAGATGTAAGCAGGTTAAGAAGGTTTGGTTCAGCAGAAGCTAAACGATTAAAGTCTGAGTTTGACCAAGCAAGAAAAAAAATTAACACCTCAAGAATGAAAGGCGAGATTACTGTAGAAGAATATAGAGAAGCAATAGACGACTTGAAACAAAGTTATGTAGAACAGTTTGACGCAATAAAGGAGAGAGAATAATGATACCTATGGAATTATTAAGCATGTTAGCTTCCACCGTATTAGGTGGTGTTATGTCTATCATGGCACAGAAAGGACAGGCTGAAGCTGAAAGAGAAAAAATGTTAATGGCTAGAGCAAACTTTGCAGCCAAACAAACCGATAAAGCTAGAGCAGTCTCTGACCCTCACACTAAGCACACAAGGAGATGGATAGCTTTGATGTGTGTATTTAGTATTATTGTAGTACCAATCGTTGCTCCAATCTTTACTGATGTTAATGTGGCATACCAAATTGTAACCGAAGCAGATAGTGGTTGGTGGATATTTGGTTCAACTTATGAGACTTCATATTTCCAAGAAGGCAATACAATCTTTATAACTAACTTACAATCACACACAATCTTCTCAATTATAGGGCTATACTTTGGTGGCTCACTAACAAGGAAATAATTATGGCAATCGAAAGAGCAGGTGAAAAATTTTCAGGGTACAACAAACCTAAGAGGTCAAGGAAAGGTGGCAAGAAGTTTGCTGTCCTAGCTAAAGAAGGTAGCACTATCAAACTAATAAGGTTTGGCGATGCCAACATGACTATTAAAAAGAACATACCTTCAAGACGAAAATCTTTTAGAGCAAGACACAAGTGCGATACTGCTAAATCTAAATTAACAGCGAGATACTGGTCATGCAAAAAATGGTAAAAGAATGTACGGTTATTCTCTTGCTTACTATTTTAGTTCTCGGAATAGCTGACGCATTAGGCGATGTAACCTCATCAGGTGCAACAACCAACACACAGTCTAACAATGCAGGTTCTAACACAGCAATCACTGGTGGGTACGAATCCAGCACAACATATCAATCAGGCTCATCTAGCAACACAACCACTACGAACAGTACCAACAACAACACCAATACTAAAACAGCCGTAAACAGCTCCTCAGCCCCTGCTATGAGTGTATATGGGCAGGACTCCTGTGTTATACCATTAGCAGCAGGAATTACAGTCATCGGATTCAGTGGTACATACGGTAGTTATTACACTGACCCTAACTGTGAAAGGAGAAAGTCTGTATCAGTCTTAGCTAAACTAGGTATGAAAGTCGCAGCAATATCACTGATGTGCCAAGATGAAAATGTATGGAAAGCAATGATGGATGCTGGTACGCCATGCCCTATTGATGGATTAATAGGAGAAAAAGCTAAAGCTAGATGGATGGAGAAACGTAAACAAGAATTAACAGGAGCTACTCAAACTAAACCGAGTATGACTTGGAATGATTAGAGCAATACTACTATCTTTAATAATAACTGGTTGTGCTACACACTCAGTTACTTTAGGACCAATGACAGTTTATGGGAGCAATGAGCAAGAAATATACTTGCCTGAAAGACAATGAAATATTTAATACCTTTATTATTTCCGTTAATGGTTTTAGCAGACAGTCAAACGACTGGGAATTTAATTATAAATGGTACGTTTGAAAACAATAACAGCAATAACTGGACTACATCAGGAGATGTTCAGGTACTAGGCGACTGTTGTGGTAGTAATTACGACCTAGAGTTTGGAGATAGTGGCAGTATCGAACAATCATTTGCCCTCATATCAGATGATATAACACAGCCAATGCTTAACAACGGCATAACTTTGAACTCTAGTGTCCTAGTACAGAATGGAGAATGTGGTGTCTCAGGTTGTTGGGGTGGAACAGGTGGTGCTGATACCTTTACAATAAGACTACAGATAAGAGATTCAGATAACAACATCTTGTCTGTTACAACACAGGAGAGAACTAATGTTACAGGAATTAATGGCAAAGATTTTGAAGATAGTGTCTCGTATACAGGTACTGGTAGCAACATTGGAAATCTTTTTATTAGTGGGTCTGACGCTAATAGTCCTGCTAATCTTGGTGGTCCTAATATAGATAATGTTTCAGTAACAATGACATACGATGATACAGTATTGTCAGCTACACAGACCTTACATATTACCACTACCTTTCAAGAGATAGAGGAAGTATTGTTTAATGAAATAGAAACGGTAGAGTTTATACCAATAGAAGAGTTTGTTTTTGAAGTGTACGAAGAACCAGTTATCCAAGTCTTTGAAGAGATATACATTGAAGAGATAGCTAAAGAAGAAATTAATATAGGAACAATTAACGTGTTCAAAGAAATACCTATGGAGGTAGCATATGAAGAACCCAAGACCATCGAAACATTCTCAACAGAAATCCAAGGCTTTGAAGAAAGAATTGAAACAACAGAAAGTTTCAACAACACGCCAACAAGCGAAGTCATACAAGAGTTCTTTGCAGAAGAACAAACCCCAAACTCTAGCAGAATCTCTCAGCGAGAAACTCCACTTGAAGAAGTTGGAGGAGGAGCTGAAGAAAGAACAAGCGTTGAAGAAACAGCAGGAACAGGAAATGAATCTGCACCAAGAGAAAACGAAGAAAGAATTACTACAGAGTCTAGAGAAGAAAGCACAGTCGCAGAGTCTACACCTGAAGCTGTGGAACAGACTGAGAGCAATACTCCTGAACCTGAAGCAGAAACTACAGTCGCTTCTGAAGAAGTAAATGAAGCTGTCGGAGAAGGAGAAACAACAGATAGTGAATCAGGAAATGGAGGAACTGAGACAGTTGCTTCAAGAGAAGATGCCCTCGAAAGCCGAGATAATGAGGTGGAAGAAAGCAGGGATAGTGGAAACACTACAGTCAATACTGAAACTATTTCAATAGAAGCTATAGAAAAGAAAGTCAACGAAACTATTAAGCGAGTAGACCAAAGGTTAATTGCTACTTCATTGATAGTAGCTAAAGCAATGCAAAGCCCAGTGTCTCTTGACAGTTATAGTAAAACCAACAATAATATATTTAACAATCAATTAAATATTGATGGAGGTAGTTATGATGACCAAAGAGAATATGTTGATTTGCGAGATATATATGTTGAGAATCAAAGTGTTTACAACGACTCTATGGCACAACGTCAAACAAACATTCAGAAAAGTATTGATGAAGTTATAAGAACACAAGAACATTTAAAACAAATAAGAGGATATTAATATGGGAGTTAAAGAATGGCTTGGGATAGGCTCACTCATAATTACATTACTTGGGTTTGCTATATTCCAGGGCAAGTTAATAGAGAGAGTACAGGTACTAGAATCTAAACAATCAGTAGATATTAAACCGTTGACAGCAGACATTGCCATTAACAAAGCTGAGATAGCAGTATTAAATGCTAAAGTTAATGAGATGAAAGCAAGGTCAGACAACCCATTAGGACAATAAAATGAGAGTAGCAGACGAAAAAAAAGAAAAGATGTTTGTTGAATACATGACCAGTGGAGACACAGTGTCTAACGCAACAGCATCAGCAAAGAAAGCAGGGTATACAAAGAACCCAAGTCAGCATGGCTATTGGCTAAAGAAAAAGTATGATAAAGAAATAAGAAGTATCAATGAATTAAAGATTACTTCTACCTCTAGTTTAGCAATCAATGTGTTAAAAGATTTGTTGGTCAACTCAGAACAAGACTCGGTCAAACTTAACACTGCAAAACTATTGCTTGAGCTAGGGAATTACTCACAACAAAACATTAACCTAAGCGTTGATGATGTAAGTTCTAAGACAGATGAAGAACTAGTCAAAGAGTTAAGAACTCTAATGACTAAGATGCCAAGCATTGCACCTGACTTAGCCGAAGGTATACCTGCTATACCTGTAGAAGAAGAAGACGAGGAAGTTAAAGTTAAGCATTAAGTTTTTCTAACGCTGAATCTTCAAGGTCTCTAAGTTTTAACATAATTTTATCATAACCATTCTTAATGGTTTTAAATGTAGGCATATCTAAATCCATCATTATCATTCTTGAATCATCATCAAAGATAAACATACCGTCTTTGCAATGGTTACATTTTTCTATCGTATTATTAAATACATTCTGCCCCACCCCATTACAAAACGGACACGCCTGTAATAAAGATTCAACAAGACAGCAATCAATAATAGTTCTGATTATATTGTCTCCC